CAGTTAGTCTGTATAATCCTAACATTTTATTGTCGAGAAGTCTATGAAGCTAATAAGCTTTCAATAGACAACTACTTAAATCGAATTATATCTCTAACGAATGAACGTGGTATATCTTTTACTGTTAAGTTTGTGAAATCTTCACGACTTGCAGTAACTAGGTATATCACAGGACATCCGCTAGAGAGCCTAGAAGGGGTTGCTTTAAAATCAGGATTTCCGTTATGGATTCTTGACTTGAAGCACCTTACTGAGACTGAATCAGGGTTAAAGGTCCTAATGACACTTTTGGTGTCTTTAAGATCAATACACCTTGATCCGGTTTTAGACGTTTCCCCTATCTCAAGCAAGTGGGAAGGCTTCTCCTCTATCTCAGAGAGAGAACACCGACACGCTTGTAAGAGATTGAGGATTCGATCTAGGGAGCTGAAATGGAAGTCTTTTCATATGTCAACAAAGAAAGGTCCACTTGGGCAAGCATTGCTTACCAGTGTATCAGAAATGACCTTATTACCTCAGGAACTAATAGCGGATATTAAGCTATTAGGAGGTGATAAGCTCACTAGATGCATTGATAATTTAATGATGCCCCGGTGGGACTCCCTTTCTGTTGCTGATATATGGAAGGCCATATTTCCGCCCAAAACTTCGAATTTAAGGAAGTTGAGCTATTTTAGTGATAAAGAAGGTAAGACCAGAGTTATTGCTATTCTTGATTATTGGTCACAGTCTTGTTTAAGACCTTTGCATTTTGCCCTTATGGACATCTTGCGAGGAGTTAAACAGGATTGTACCTTTGATCAGAATAAATTTAATTCTGTTCTCCCTTCCCACGGTCCATACTACAGTCTAGACCTTAGCAATGCTACAGATCGAATGCCTCTCCTTGTTCAGAAGAGGGTTATCGCTGAAATCATTGGTTTAGATAAGGCTGAAGCATGGGCCCGTGTGCTTACCAAGTATGCATATACTGCCAAAGGCCTACCAATCCCCGTGTTCTACGGGGCCGGACAGCCAATGGGAGCATATTCATCATGGGGGGCAATGGCTGTAACTCATCATTACCTTGTACACATTAGTGCTCTGAGATGTGGTAAACCACATTTCAAGGACTATTGCTTACTCGGTGATGATATAGTTATAGCTAACGCAGATGTTGCTCAGCAATATAAAATACTGTTATCAGAACTCGATATGCCCATTTCTGAGCAGAAAACACATGTATCTGATGATACATATGAATTCGCAAAGAGATGGATTCATAAAGGGTCCGAAATAACAGGATTTGCTATTGCTGGTTTAGGTTCTGTTTGGGAGAGATATTCTCTCCTTCACAATTTCCTAGACACGCAACGCCTTCATGGGTGGAGCCTTGATATAGACAAGCACCCGGACTTAATCGCAGCATTATATCGTCTTTATGGTAAGCCTGCGCAAGCAGAGCGAGTCATAAAACTTTATAATGTGTTCGACTCGGTGGCTATTGCCATCAATACGGGGGATTATGAGCAGTTTCTTAATAGAACTGCTCGTGTCCTCGGTATCGAA